CCCCACTTGGGGGGGTCCCTTAATGATGCGGCGTAGGAGCGTCGTGTCAGAAGGAGTTCCAGTTTGACTGTGCGTTATCGTTCTCGGACTCTTGACAATGGCAAGTACTTCGCTGGTAGTGTAGTTGTTAAACAACCCGGAGGGGCTGTTTACAGTACTACTGCGACGTCTACTTTGAGGTCCACCCATCGTGGAGAGTTCCATGATTGGGTTGGTGGCCCCAGGCAGGTTCACCCTGCTGACCATAACAAGATCCTGCACACGCAAGTGAGCAGGCCGAACTACACTGAGCCCTCGGGATGGAGTTCACAGTTCGTGAACTACTTTTACCCGAGGCACTCGAGTAGTCAGTTGCACAGTCTCTTTGGTTTTCCCACAGCAGCCCAGAGGACAGCGTTAGCGGACGATGCGTTTGACGCGCTAGTGCCGCAAATTCCCCAGGAAGTCTCGTTACCGAACTTCCTCTATGAGCTCAGGGAGCTCACGGATCTTATTCCTAAGATCGAGGGTTCGCTTGTCAAGCAGGCAGCCAGCGGCTACCTAACCTATTCCTTCGGCTACAAGCCCCTTATCGGGGACTTGCAAAAGCTCGCGAATCTCGCAGAAACAGTTGCCGCAAGGTTGCAATACCTCCGCGACACCTGGGGCCGTGAGACGCGTATCTCGTTCCAAAGCAGTTGGGAAACCACTGCTCCGTCTGAGATCCTCTTAACAGGGGCCGAAGGACCGGCGAACTACCGCTACAAACGTCAGTCGATCCGTACGATTTTTCGGGCTGGTGGGTACCTATTCCACCAGCTTGAGGATTTGGACGGTAAGATTGGCATGCTGCGGGGACTTGTAGGCGCGCTCGGGTTCAACAATCCACTAGGGGTGCTTTGGGAAGCAATTCCCTTCTCGTTCGTGGTGGACTGGTTCACCCGAATTGGCAACGCGATCTCGCAGTCTGCGGTACAACCATTCGTTGGACCGTGGGAGATACGTCGAGTGACGCATTCTTACACGATTCACGGTCAATGGTCGCTAGACGTCGAGTTTCCCGCGGGGTATTCGCCCGTGAAGTACACGAGCGATAGCGGGACTTACACGTTATACCAACGAGTCACTGGACTGCCGGTGCCCGCCGGTTTATTAAACACGGAGGGACTAACATCCAATCAGCAGACGCTGGCGGCGGCCTTAATCGGGTCGTCGTTACCCTGACCACGTCCAGTGGTCAGCTGCTGCAGGATTCGCTCACGCTTGACCCCAAGGTGACTGGGCTCCCATTCAACCAGTTTATTCCTCTGGATTGGCTACCAGATGGAGTACTCGTTGAGTCGAATGTCCCTTTCCATCGGGGAAAACTTGTGCCCCTGCGAGCAGTACTAGCGCAGGCCGGTTTCCAGTCTGTGATGTTCACAGAATGTACTCCGGCTACACAAGAAGGAGATTTTGCCCCATGAACTTCACCACTGACATCATCTTGGATGATGCTGATGGCACGGACGTTACGTACGGACGAGTAGGTTCGCTTCAGAATGGTTCGAAGTGGATCGACAAGGCAACCACGCTTACCGCCCCTGGGTTGATGAATATTCTTCACAACGTCACGGGCAAAGGCGCGGATGCTGTAGATCGACACCTCGTCCAGATGACTCGGACTCTCGCCGATGCGGCGGGCGTGCCTCGGACGCTCACTCTCAACTTCACGTTGGCGGTGCCGCGTTCTGCCGTTATGACCAGTCAGGTCGTCTACGACCAAGTCGCATGCCTGCTGGACTTCTTGACCGACCAGGCCTTGACAGCCGGGTTGGCTGATACGGACTGCATTGCAGCTCTCTTGCGTGGCGAATCCTAACGCCACGGGTCCCAAGGATGACCTACAGGATTCCCCTCGCTACTGCGGGAGTTTCCGGATACAACACACGTTGCATCCATGCTTTCGCGGTTGTCTGGGATACTGTACATTGATCGAGAACGTGGTGGAGACGGACTTCATGGGGCTCATTCAGGAGTACGACCGTCATGGCCGTGCCGAAGAGCCTGGTGGAGGGTACGACCCTCGATCTTCTCGCGCATCTTCTGACACGCACGTTCACCTACCCCGTCTCATCCAAGTCCACGAAGCGTGATCTCGACACTCTACGAGTGCGGACACGCTCCGAGGGTCTCTCCTTCCTCACCAAGTTGCTTCCCCGGTTAGGGAAGTCGCTCGATGAGGGACTGAGTACTATGACGTTCACTCTCCCGAACGGCTTTAAAACCGCCAAGGGGAGGAAGACACCCGCTTTCATGCAGGCACACTTCAACGTCATCTTCGATGAAGATGGGATTCTCCTGGAGACGGCACCGCCGGAGGCAGTAGCACATCTGCGCCAGGTGTTGTTCTTCGCGTACAAGCTCGAGCTCCCCTATACTCACGCACAGGAGATGTCGGTCATCGACGCTTTTGTTGCGACTGAGAAGGAGCTAGAGACTCTTGATCTTGAGTTAGCTGCTCCACTTCTGGAGAAAGCGTCCGAGATCTGTGAGTGTGTCTTTGGATGGGTCTTTGACCCCAAGGACATCCTACCGCGACATGGTCCAGGAGCCGTCGCAACTGGTGAGCGGTTGGACGAGAAGTGGGAGTTCTCACGACTCTACGACCGTATCCATCAGGTCTTCCCGTACTACGACTACTACGTCGCAGGTCGGGGGAAGGAGATAGTCGATCGTGTCCAGTGGTACCGAGGCCTTGAACGGCTTCCAGCCGGGACGGCCAAAGTGGTATTGGTCCCGAAAGACTCACGTGGTCCGCGCCTTATCTCGGCTGAACCCCTGGAGTACCAGTGGATTCAACAGGGAGTCGGGAGGGCGGTTGTCGCGCACCTCGAGGCTCATCACCTCACTAAGGGGCGCATTAACTTCACCCACCAAGAGGTCAATCGTCGTTTGGCTCAAGAGAGCTCTGCTACTCGTGAGCTTGCTACGCTCGATCTCAAGGATGCGTCGGACCGGGTCTCTCTTGGATTGGTTCGTCGAGTGTTTAAAGACACTCCTGAACTTCTTCGAGCTTTAGAGGCCATACGTACGGAAGCTACTCTGCTCCCAGATGGCAGGGTTCAGCCGCTCTTGAAGTTCGCTCCGATGGGTTCAGCAGTTTGCTTCCCAGTCGAAGCGTTCGTCTTTTGGGCGGTCCTCACGGCTTCCATCTGCCTTGCGACAAAGCGTCCTCTGACGCAGGTGGCAAAGTCCGTGTTTGTTTACGGGGACGATCTGATCGTTCCTACAGAGCATGCACGGATGTGCATCGCGGCTCTGGAGTCTGTAGGCCTACGGGTCAACGCTTCGAAGTCGTGTATCGACGGACCGTTTCGTGAGAGTTGTGGTATGGACGCTTTCCAAGGCGTTCCTGTCACTCCTTCGCGACTTCGGAAAGTCTGGTCAGGTAGTAACAAGGACGGGGCTTCTTTTGCCTCTTACGTCTCTCTGTCGAATGATCTTCGACTTAAGGGATATGAGAAGGCAGCTGATGCCATCGTAGACCTAGTCGAGTCTACCTTTGGGATTGTTCCCTTTGGTGTGGCCACGACAGGCTACCCATGTTGGCTTGTCCAGGATAAGACCGTGGCCGAGAGGCTCAACCTCTCGTCCCATGCGTCCCGCTGGTCGAGCAATTTCCAGCGACTTGAGTTTAGAATACTCGCCGCATACCCAATGCGACGTGTTACGAAGCTCGATGGCTGGCCGAGGATGCTGAGGGACCTGGTGGTCCGGGGGCTCCTTGATCCCGTCCACGTAGTTTTGCCGCGCTCTACGATACTTAAGCGCGGATGGAGGGCTG